TGTTGTGATGTCACCTTCTGGTACTGGCATTATTGTTTCTCCTTTATCCATTGTGCTAGGTCTTGGATGACCCAGGCTTTATCTATTCCAGAGTTGCGACGCTTAACTACAACGTAATGCAGTGGCACTTCCCCGATACCACGAGCCTTAGCGTAGTTAAGCGCCTCAACTTCTGCTTCTCTCCAGAACTCGGGCAAGGAAAGGGTTGCCCTGTTCTTGAGTTCAAGGATGTAGGTTTTTCCTGCGATGATCGCAACCATATCTCCTTCATCTTTTGCCCCAGCCTTAGTCAAACGTTCTGCCATAACTCCGACACTGCGAAGCCACTTCATTACATCTGTCTCAAACTGAGAACCCTTACGTCCATTGGGATTAGCCATTAGAACTCCATTACTAGGTAGAATGGACCTATATCTAAACCAATAAAGTACTTACTAATCACAATGCTTAACGCTATCTGCTGAGCAATTCCAACACTGACCCAGCATCCTCGTATGTTTATTTCTTTATGCATTCGTGCGCTCCTGAATATCAACCACGTAAGTAGGCCCTACCTTGTGCATCTTGATCTCCTATCTGGCACGCTGCAAAGTTAACAAATAGTGTAGCCCACTTAGAGGCATCTGCTGTGTGTGGACCAAAGCGATTCTTCACCGCAGCCACACGCAACATCCCTTCAAATGGGTCGTAACCCAACGTGAGTATCAGCGCAGGTAACTGGCTGACCTTTCCGTGAATAGCACGACGCGGAGGTGGCATACTCGGTGAGCCATACTCACTCTGCTCGCTGACGTGATGGAGTACTAAGACGCAAGCCTGAGTCTTGCGTGCCATATCGTGCAACTCCATCATAATTGCACGTAGCCCTGCCCATTCATTGTCTGTTTCGGCTGCAACATTCATTAAGTTATCAATGATAATTAACTCAGGTGCTATTCCATACAGTTCAACGTAGGCTTTAATCTCCAATTCAATGTCATCTAATGACGGACTTGAATCGAATACCCATTGTATGTGTGACATCTTTGATAGGTGTTCACCGTAGAAATCTTCTTTGTATTCCATATTAGACTCAACGGTTAACTGTGTATGTCCTGAGATCTGTGCTGCAGATCGCATCAAGACTGTTGCGGTATCAGTATCTGCCGAGAAGAAAAGTGTAGGCACCTTAGCCCTAATAGCATAGACAAGAGCAAACATACTCTTACCAGCATTAGGTGCAGCAGCAACCATACATACTTGCCCACGTCTAAACTTGATGGACTCACTAGCAAGACCAGTCCATACATCAGGCAACGGCATAGCCTTGATGTGGCTACCGCCCATCGCCCTCTTTAGATTAAGCAACTTCTTCATCCCCTCCAAGATTTATTCTGCGATGTCTTCTTACTACAAGACGTTCACGTGGTGCAAGCCCACCCCATATACCGTACTGCTCCTTGTGGATTCCCCACTCAGCGCATTCAGTTCTATGAGTACAACGTTTACAGATTGACTTCGCATACTGACTTTCAGATTGACTTATCGAATCCTTTTCTTTATCAGGAAACCAGAAGTCACCACCTATCTCTGCACATAGCGGGTTCTCGTACTCACGAGGCTCCCGCATCTGATTATCGCAAGAAGATAGGGTCGCACTTATCTGCTGCACCCTTTGGTGCAGAGCACATCCACGCTCTCCAAGGTCCACGTGCTGATGTACCAGTACGGTATGTCATATTGCCGTGCTTACAGGTAGGTGTCTGTCCTTCAGTAACTACTGGACTTGGTGCTGCAACTGGTGTCGTATTGAACTGTGCCTGGATATTACTTACGGCAGTTTCAATTGACGGACCGCCTGCTAATTCAGCAGATGTTGATTTGATTAGTGCAGAGACCATCGATAGGTCTGTTAGACCTGTCTCAAGATCCTTCACATCTGTTGCATAAAGATTGATGAGTGTTCCGTCGCTTAACTTATAGTTAATCTGGAACTTTGTGTTTTCATTTGCAGCCATTTACTTTCCTCCAGTTTGTTTAATTGATAGACGTTGTGATTCATTACCAAACTTCTTAGGTACATACCCAAGTAGTTTCTCTACCTCTTCACTGTCAATACTTTCACGTCCTCTGACAGTTGTCCAACTGACTTCTATTCCACTAGGCGTTACACCCAGCAGTCCTTCAAAAGAAGTCTTCAAAGAGTCTTGTTGTGTTTCTAGTACCTTGATTTGTGATGCTAACTGTAGGTACAGCAATGCATTCTTGTCAACATCTGCATCTTCAATCACCAGATCAGTCGCTGGTGTAAGTTCTTTTTTTATACCAACGCATCCCATCTCACCCGATGCGTCATAGAACTTGCAATAGTGTTTGCAATAAGAGGCATCACGTTCTGGGTCAGGTGCATTGTCTGCAACCTTGATGGCCTCTAACCAGTTCAATGCTTGTAGTGCTACTGTTTCATCATAATCTTCTGTATGTACTTTGACATCTCGCTCATCACCATCACGTGCAATAGCGACGAGCGAGACGCGCTTCACATCGTAGCCGTTCTTAGCCAATAGATAGCCGTAAGTCTGCACCTGCCAGCGTTGCTGTGTCGATGGGAAGTACGAAAGGTTCTTGACCTTACTTGTTTTCCAGTCAATGACATCACCAGTACCTGGTACGTAGCAGTCAATGTGTGCCTTCATCCCATTGTATTCAACCAATGTTTCAATCATCACATCTGGGTTGTCTGCTAATGCCTTCTCGATCTCTGCGTGGATAGCAGTACCCATAATGGCAGCGAGTTTCATCTCGTTCTCATTGGTCTCTGGTTGGTCATTCAATCTATACCAAACCTTGCGACGGCAACCACCTAACTCTGATGGTCCTATCTGTACCTGTGTAGAACGTGAACGCTTTGCGTCCCCTGCACGTAGGGCAGTGAGCAGTAGTTCTCTTGGATCTGTTATCTCCACTTGCGGTCATCTCTCCACGTTAACCAGGTATCAAAGCCATATGCTGCAACAAAACCTAGTAGAAAACTTGTTAAACAAAGTGCAATTATCTCTTTCATTTATACCCTTTCCTGTGCTATTACTTGTATTGGTGGGTGCGTATTGATATCTAGTAAGGATGCAATCCTGACTGACTCTTCTGCCACCACACTTGCCGTTATGAGTTTATTGTAATTCTTAGGTGGCAAGGAATACAAGTACCCAAGAGCATAATTTCCACCTGAGCCTGCCGAGAACAGCCCACGCTCAGATGTATTAAAGGACAGGTCACCACCGATAGAGAACAGGTGAGCGTTGAACGAGATAAGGAACGAGAAGTTCATCTCCTTGTTGTCTACCTCGTAGTTACCTTCCTTGAAAGCAGCCGATATACTGGGAAGAATCTTGCTACCCATAAAGCGAACGGGATCTTCACCACGATATACAGGTGGCTTCCACGCATAGGCAAGGATGTCACCTGGTCGTGAGTCACCAGTAAGACCAAGAAGATACTTACCTACCGAGATTATCTTGGGAGTCTCGATAGAGATGATACGCTGGTCACCATCTGTGATCTGACTATCTGCTGCAAAGACTACAAAGTTGTGACCTTGGATTCCTACTAGGGTTGTGATGATTCACCTCGCAAGATACGTAGCGCTTGCGCTCTACCTGCTATCATTCCTTGTCCATAGGCGTGAAGTTCTTTGGGTTCTACAAATAATTTGCCAGGGAAATAATAGGCAGCCTCTTCGATTCGTTCTATGAGTTCTTCCATACTGGGCATCCTATCACGGCGTGTCGTAAGACACATACTAGATAGGGGTGTGTGTACAATTGCGAGCGTGAGCGAGCAGAAAAAGACAGAGCGCCCTTCAAGGGCGCAAGGGGTAGGTAACCGACAGGTTACCGTGTCTCTCCGTCTACCAACCCTGCCAAGAATGAAGCACAGAAACCCGCTGCGTTGGTTACCAAAGGTCACTGGCGCTGATTTGCGGGACTTAGGACCAGTACACGTATGTATCTGTGGCTCTCAAGTATTCAACGTAGCAGCGTCCTTTGATGACTATGAACTATCCTGGTATTTCCTAGATGCCACCTGCTTTTCTTGCGGTGCTTTGGTACGAGTCCCTTGTGAACCTGACAGGTATGAAGCACAGACTTTCACAGATTAATGAGCAGGATCGCACTGGCATTTGCTCAGTCTGTGGCCCTATTAAAATCAAACTTAGAGACGGTAGAATGTCTACGGCTACCAGTAGATACAGATGCTTCACGGTTTACAGACGCAACATCATCAAGAGCCAGTACCCATACGCAGTCCACAAGAAGGACTACTGCGAGCACTGCGACTTCAAGCCAGTACACATCAGTCAACTAGACGTAGACCACATAGACGGTGACCGCTTTAACAATGACCCAGCCAACCTTCAGACCCTGTGTGCTAACTGCCATAGACTCAAGACACACCTCGCAGGGGACAGTAACTCAGGCATATTTTAGGCATAAAAAAAGAAGCCCCTCCGAAGAGGGGCCTCTTTCTATTGCCTCGCGCTAGTGGGTTACTTAGACCCACGACCAAATTCTGGTGCTGATGCGTCTAACCACTTCAGTAGTGGACCAGCAAAGCCAGCCAGGGCTGCCATTGATAGTGTCTTAGGGTCTGACTCACCTGCAAGGAATAGTGCTACAGCAGATGCTGCTGCTGCACGAAACCAAGTTAGTCCGAGTTGCTTGAATTGTTCCATTGTTTCCTCCTATGGGGATTACTTTGCACCGTGCACTTTGCAACAGGTACAAACTTCTGTCTTATATGCTTTCTTAGCAGGCACTGATGTCACCTTTGCGATGACTTGATTAATAATCTTTGGTTGGTTTAACCACCAGAACCAAGGTGATGTGTCATTACCCATACCATCATTGATGGATATGTGTAGGTGCTTGTTATGTGGGTTGCTACCTGTGTAATCTCTATTGCCCTGCTTAGCCTTTTCCTTAGACCAGATCTTTCCCTGGAATATCAGGTACTTAACTCGCTTATCTTCTTTTAACTTCTCAAAGATATCAGTGCAATCAATCCCATTCTTAGGATCGTGGGTTAGATCAACTGCATAACCTGTGTTGTGGTCTGAACTAGGACTTTGTTTGATGTGTGCTGCTGATGGAAGCAACCCATCTGAGGCTTTCTTCCGAGAAGGTGATATCGCTGTGGCTTGTCGAAGGACAGCAATAGCGGCAGGCGTGGCTTTCTTTACAACAAGTTTCATTATTCTCCATCTTTCTTTTCCTTTGGCTTAGACTTCAATCCATTTCCTGCAAGTACGCCAGCAAGAGAACCAGTAAGAAACACACACAAGGTACTAACAAGATCAATAAATGCAGCATCGTTTGGTGCCTGATCTCCTAGTGGTTGTGTGATAAATAGCAACGCATAGAGCAAAGCAAAGACAGAACCAGCAAACACAATGGCTAGTATGATTCCGATAGTTACAATCAGTCGTGCGTGTAAGTCCTCTGGACTCATCTTATTTCGTTGGCTCATCAAATACTCCAGGCAAAGTGTCTTTGGTACAAGTACCAGTAGGGATACATTGTGGGGGATTACACTCAGGCTTTTCCCAATTCTCATACTCTTGGCAGGGATATCTAACCCAGCCTTGGTAACCGCAACCGCTAAGAGTTATTGCGAGAAAGAAGGATGCGATAAATCTCTTCAACCTGTCGCTCCAATCTTGTGACCGAATCTTTAAGTGAACTTCCAGAGTTGGGTTTAAGTTCATTGAGGTAATGCTTAACTAACCAGCGTACTGCTGCAGCAAAGCCGCCAATAATAGTTACAACTGCAACAGCAACTGTTGCGTAGTCTTGTGCCTGCATTAGACCGTCCTAATGGTTACTAAGAGCGTTCCACCGTAGCCGCTGAATCGCTTATCTGAAGGGGTAGCATTTACGAAACTCATTTCTTCGATAAGTCCAATGTATGATTCACCAGTTCTAAAGTCTTCAACGCGAATGGTGTCACCTATGTTTTCAATGTTTTCTAGTTGGCTCATACGTACATATGCTGAGCCTTCATAGCCAACCTCTACTCCAAAGTGATCTGATTCGTGGTCAAAGCAAGACAGTGGGTACTGGATTAAACGCTGACGTGGGATAGCAGGCAGTGCCTTAATCTGGTAGCCAGTAAACAATGGCCCCTTAGATGAGTCAGTGCTTGAACGAGTCAGCGTGAACTGGAAGCCTAAGTATTCTTGTGATGCTTGAGGATAGTTAATGTTAATCTCTGGAACTGATGACTCTTGTGCAAAGGTACCAATGCGGAAGTAGTTATCGGCATAGTCAATGGAGTCAATGTTAAGCCCACCATTGGTAGTATCAATACGAGCCTGCATTAACTTGTAGATCTTGAGTTCTAGTGTGTTGTATCGAACATAGCCTGTACGCAGGAAGCCTTCTGCCATCAATGTAGATGCAGACTCAATGTAGATAGCACCATCTGAACCATTGCCAGAGTTGCAGTAAGCAAGGCGGTTGGTATCACCAAGGAAAGCACAGGCTGTGGTGTAGTGACCTAACGTATCTGCTGGGTTGTACAAGTCATAGGCGTAAGGGAACTGAAGATTACCTAATGGTTGACCCATATCTACGCGAGTTACACCGACCTGACCATCAACGCCAGATGCTGCCCAGACGTATCTGTCACGGAAACCAAAGTCATAGACTGGTTGAGTTGATTCAAAGATTAAAGCACCGTATGTAATAGAACCATCGAGTTGACTTGCATCTGCCATACGCATACCTTGGCTAGTACCAATAGCCATATTGCCAAGGTAGTAAGCAATCTTAAATACGATCTCACCTACTGGAAGTTCTGCTGCAGTGATAGCACTGGTCAAGGTAGGCATAGCACCAGCAGTAGACAAGGTAAACTTGTAGATGTTGGACTGGATACCTGAGTAGCCTGAGATGTAGATAGCAGCACCACTAGATGTGATGCTTGTATAGATGTGGTCTGGGTCATTGTGTGAATAGACCGCAGCAGGTAGGGATGTTGCACTAGATGAGATCTCATAGACCTTATCGTTGACACACATTACGATACGCTCTTTAGTGTATTCCATAACAGCGTTAGTTACAGTAATGCTGTTTTCAGTAATCATTAGCGTAGGCGATACAGAACTATCATCAGATAGTAACTTCTTGTATACTCGTAGTCTTGGAGTACCAGCATTAAGTACGTTGGTAATCCAGTAAGCGTAGACACCATCATCGCAGATTGCGTGTACTGGATAGTCAGTACCAGATATGTAGTCAATGAAGTGGATAACATCGGCAACGCCTGTACCTACTGGAGATACAGCAGTAGATGCTACGTTGCTGGCTGTCTTTGCATAGGTAAAAGTAGTTGTTGTAGGTACACCTGTAATGCGGTACTCACCATTGAAGGTAGCATCAACACCAGTAATAGTAATCTGCATACCAGTAGATAGACCGTGTGCTGCAGTTGTAGTCAATGTGGCTACGTTAGATGTCAGTGCTTTGTTGTTAATAGATACAGTAATTGCTGGAAAAATCTTGTCTACGTCATACTCATCTGCAAGAAGCACACCGTTGTAGGTATTGCTGTCCTTCTCCCATTGGATAGAACGCATTAGTTGCCACGGACGACCATCAGTTCTGATGCCACCAGTAGTGACGTGTTGACCAACAGATGACTTGAGTAGTGTTGCCTGTCCCTTGGTCCAGACGTTCAAGCCCTTAGACTCTGTGTACTGGAAGCGAAGTGACTCATCCTGGATAGGTTCAAAGAACTTGATGCCTTGTCCATAGTGGAAAGAAGATTGGCTACGTAGCCACCAACCAGTAAGCGTCTGCTCACCAGGCTCACGGCTCTGGTCAATCTGTTGTTTACGGTACTGTGCTGTTACGCGACGATAGGGTGAATCATCACTGTTCAGCAGAAAGAACGGTAGACCCGCGATAGCAATATCGTAGGCTTCACCAGTTGCTGAATAGTTTGTAGATCCTGCAGGGTTGGAAAGGGAATAGACCAGACCCTCGGTAATATCATCGCCGTATGGCATCTACGCTCCTTAAATTATTTTGGGTACGACAAAGCACCGCCTGTTAAGCGGTGCGGTACTGCTAGGAATTACTTAGAAAGCGCTGCAATCTCTTCGGCTGTAAGGCCGAGTGCTGCCAACTTAGCCTGAGCAGATGCCTTGGCTTCAGCCTCAGCCGATGCCTTTGCATCTTCTTCAGCCTTCTTCTCGGCTGCTAGTTCTGCCTGATAGGTAAGTTCTGCTACCTCGGCATCGGTCAATTCAATAATTGACTCCACGCCTGTCTCGCAGTTGATTTCGATTCGTGTTGGATTAGGCATTTTTTACTCCATATAGGTAGGCGGTTGAGTATTGCATCAGGTTGCCAGTAGCAGACCCAATAGCAATTGAAGTGATTGCAGAAGTCTGCGACCATAAAAGAGCATTAAGAAATGTGAAGGCTGTTGTTGCGTTATTTTCTGATACTGAGTCAGCAGACATTGACTTATTAGTTGAGCCAGCATAGTTAGGAAGATAGATTTCGCCGTTGCCAAAGGTGTTTGATGTGGCTGTGTTGCCGTTGATTACCATTACTTCAGATGCAGAACTAGCGGCTGAACCATTACCGCGCACGTCTTTTGTGGTCAAGTATTGGTTAGCGGTTCCGCCGTTGATGTATAACTTGACGTTATCTTGTCCAAGTGAAGCATCTGTACGAAGTGAAAACTTAAGAACTAAGTCAGTCCACGTTGAGGCTATGCTCGAAAAGGTAATAGCAGAAGTCCCACCAGCACCCACAGTAGAAGAAGCGATTAACTCAAATGTATTTGGCATTATGCGCTCGCAATTCCGTATAGGGTTGCAGTTGTTCCCGCTGTAAAGTTAGCCGAAGTGTAGTTGTAAAGGTAGATAGTGTTAATCGCAGCGGTTGAACGCCACAACCCTACTGTTGCCGTTACATTGAAATCGGATACATTTGAACGGGCGATAACTGTCTTATATGTGGTGGTATTGGCGTAATTCATAAATTGATAGATGATGGTAGAACGCGCTCCAGTAGTGCCACCAATTCTAAAGTTAGTATTTTGAAACATTACGTTTACGCCTGATGCTCTTGATGAACTGGCAGTTGTGCCGTTACCTTGCAGTAATGTCTCTGAGTAGTTAGAACCTGAGTCCGAGTTAAGGCGTAGCCCTGTATCGTCTGTTCCCGCAACGCGTGAGCCGTTGCCGTTGAGAACAATTACTAAGTCTGTGTAAGTGCTAGGAATTGACGAGAATGTAATCGTTCCCGCGCTTCCCAAAGTTGTCGTCGCAATCGGCGTGTAAGTAGAACCTGCGGGCATTTATCTATCCTTCCTTCAAGTGTTCAGGAGCGTAGGCTCGTAGTATCTCTAATGCGTGTTGCACTTTATCCTCTACTCTCTGACCGCTTGGCTGCATCTCAACCCATAGTTCTAGGTTCTCAATGCGGTTATCTCTGCGATCACCGTTTATGTGATGAACATTTTCATTTGTAAGTAGCGCTCTACCTAGATGGTTTGACATTACTAGGCGGTGTTCTGAAATAGCACCTTTAACACCTGCGTTTGGATGACCGTGAGCAATCACAATCTTGTATGTTGATGCCATACCTTTGTGTCCTCTTGCTCTTGCTGTTGGGTTGCCGTGCAACCTAACGCGACGATAGTGCATTTGGCACATACCTTTAGCAATATGCTTCTTGCCACAATCATCTACAGTGCAGGTGTTGTGCTTAAAGTTCCAAGGTTTTGTCTGCATTTTATTTGATTCCGTAAAGGGCGAATGATGAGTATTGAAGAAAAAGCGTTCCCGCTTGGGGAGCGATGCTAATGCTTGAAATTGCAGTTGAACTATTTTGCCATAATCCACTACCAAGACCAACGCGACCAGCACCATTTTCATCTACGCCAGTCAAGCCGCGAATTGTTTTATTTTTATTTGTGCTTGCGTAATCTAAAATATCTATAACGCCCACACCAAAATAACCACCTGAGCCAGTTGCTCCACCAATAGTTCCATCTCCGATACGAGCATAAGTTTGCGTAGCATAACCAAGTGCATTAGCATTAGAGCCGTCACCTTGAACTGTATGCCAAGAATAGTTTGAACCTGTATCGCTATTGAAATTTAATTGTAAAGAATCAACGCTTGCTGCACGATTTGTTTGAGCAAGTAAACGGATTTGCAAATGCTTGTAAGTTGATGGGATTGAACTAAAAGAAATCGGACTTGACCCCCCTGCGCCAACGGTCACAGTAGAAATAGACTCATAAGAGTTAGGAGCAACTCTGCCTTGTGATGCAAAAATACCAAGTATTGGACTCACGCTATATCACCTGTCACATACCATAGATCGGTTCCCGCTTTAATCAGTGTGGCCACTGAGTATTGCGCTCTTAGTTTAGGAGCAGCAGCGGTTGCTCCAGTTGACAGCACACTTGTTGTGCCGCTGGTGACTGCGTTTATTGTCACCTGTCCTGCCCCGATTTGGATTATGTTAATTTGGCAGCCGATGGGAAACGCTACCGAGGCATTGGTTGGGATTGAGTAAGTCTGAGCAGATGCGTTACTTGCTGTGATTAACTCATTGTTAGCATCTTGCAAGACGAAGGTATATGTAGTACCAGTCTTAGCATCAATAGTTAAAGGTGTTGACGGACTGACTGTACCGCCTACGATATTAAGAGCCATTAGTTACCATCCGATCCGAAGGCTGAGAATGATGTATTACCACTTGTTGAGTACACAGTGATAACGTCGGTGTTAGCCAAAGTGATACCGCCTTGTAGCGATAGCACTGCGTTAGCAGCAAGTGGTACATCGAATGCGATGTAGTGTTCGTTAGCAAGAGTTGCACCCGCTGGGCGCACTGCGATGCGGATAGCATCCTGTGTGCCACCACGATTTGCAGCCTGCAATGTGGACACAATAGTCGCACTGCTTGCTGTTAGTAGCGTAGTAGCAGTCGCTGCACTAGGTGCTGACTGCGCTAAGACTTTATAGACTGGCATTAGGATAGGTCCCCGATCACTGTGAAGTTGTTACTTGATGTACAGATAATTGTGGCTGCTGAGTACTGGGCACGTAGATCTGGGGCAGTAGATGTCGCACCAGTAGAAGTTATAACGCTTGTTCCATCGTTTCTAATCTGGACTGCTCCAGCGCCAAGGCGCTGTACGTTAATCTGCTGGCCTGTGGTAAAGACACCGTTAGGCACTGTTAGTGTCAGCGTTCCAGCATCGCTCATAGTAACCAATTTATTAACATCACTAGATATCAATGTGTAGTTAGCAGTCTTAGCATTAAAGGTTAAGTTAACATCTGTTGGTGTTGCCCACTTCATACCCAGTGTTGCTGTGGAATCTGCTGTGAGCACTTGCCCGTTGGTTCCAATGGCAAGGTTATCTGGAACCGCACTAGCACTTGCTGCAATGATATCGCCCTTGGCTGTTACTAGAGCGTTAGGAATTGCTGCATCTGCTGTTGCTACACCTGCTGTGTAGAAGTTAAGGTCATCAGAAGTGAGAACGTGCTTGACGGTAGCCCCGCCAGTATGTGAGATAGCAGATGTTCCAGCGCGACCACGAACAATCGTGAAGGTATCGGTGGATACTGCTGTAACAAATACTACTTCTTCATTTTGTGTATCAACATCGAGTGCAACTGTAAACTGGTCTACGTTGCCTGCAGCCAGTGTGACTCCACCCATAAGGGCAGAACCAGTACCAGCGGCTACAGTCATAGTGGTTGCACTGTTAGAGATTCCCGAAGCCAGCGTTGTTTCAACACTGATGGACGAATACTTACGAGTCATTGGCTTTCCTTATCTAGCGGGTGTAGTGAATACGGATTGGATACTTGTCGGACAACTTCAGTGCTTCTTCATTAAGTCGCTGTTGGTAAAGCGCAAAGATGTAACGAGATGCTGCAGCACCTGCAGATGATGGCAACTTGGAATCATTTAGATCGGCTTCAGCACTACCGAGATTGATTCGTCCAGCGTCAAGATAAGACAGTAGTTTGTATGATGCGCCGAGGACGACAACATCCTTACAAGAATCTGGTAGACCAGTAACGTCAGCAAAATCATCTGTGTTGGCGTCAAGAGTATTCGGCGTGGCTGTATACCAAACCTGAATTGTACGACCAGGTTGTACGTTCTCATAGATATTGATTGTATTATTTGTGTTGAAGGTAGCAGCATTAGCCATACCATCTAAGCGCCAGCGATTTACTGGTAGCCATTCCTGGCTAGAACCTGTTGTCTGCCAAGAGATAAATAGAACACCTTCGCAATCATCAGGCAGTGGGTATGTAACCTGAGATGCGTTAAAGGTAAATGTGTAAGAGTTAATAATCCACAACTTAGGATAGAAACTATTGATCGTATCGTTGATAGCCTTCTTGATGGAGTTACGTGGGAAGGTAGGAGATAAAGTTACTGGTGCATACTGTGAGTGAGGTGATGCTGTAGTTCCCTGGTATCCACGACCAAAGCCTGGGATAACGTTCATTACGTTATTGGTTTTGTCGAAAGAATCAATCCAGATTAGTTCATCATCGATTTCAATAATACCTTTGGCTAGGTTAGAAGATGAGCCAACGGTAATAGATGTGCTAGTGGTTGTTAAACCAGCAGGGTTAGCAACATAGGTAATACGGTCTTGACGTAAAGCATAACCTTGCAGGTTAGCCTTTACCTCGTCCACCAGTTCGTTCAGTGTTGGCATTATTTCCTTTCATACCAGCCATCTCCCCATAGTGTGAGAAGTCTTGCAAAGTATTGTTCGTATTGTGGTGCGATAGCATCTAAGGAGTACAGAGATACTGCTCGCTTGTGTATTGCTACTGGGTCTAGACTCTTAACCCATTCTGTTGCTACTGCAAACTCCATTGCATTTCTGCAACGGTATCCAGTAACACCTTGTGGATTAGTTTCTGTGAATGCTCCCCAGTCTGTGGTAATCGTTGGAGTTCCACAGGCTTGTGCTTCGATAACAACGTTACCGAAAGGTTCTATGTAAAGCGTTGGAGCAAATAGAGCAGTAGCACCGCCCATTAACTTTGCTCGTTCTTCAGGACCAACAGGTCCTACCCATTCGCCATATTCAATCTTAGGATCTTTGCCAGGTCCTGCCATAATGAGTTTGAGACCCATCTCTTGACAGACGTGCTGAGCAATTCCAATACCTTTGCGATCTACCATACGTCCTACGTACAGGTAGTAATCTTCTTTCTTCTCTTGCAACGGAAACATCTCAGGTTCTAAGTAACCTGGAATAACCGCATCATAGAAGTTGCCATCTACTAACGTTGGGTTTTTGAACATTGCATAGATGCTGTGCATCCAAGCATATGATTCAAAGACCTTATACTTGCTAAATACTCCACCGTAACCCACGCCAAACTCTACGCTGATGTGGTTGGGATAAGCCTGAGCAATAGGTTCTTGGCTTGCTCCACCGATAAGACAAATAAAATCTTTCTTCTCTAGGCGCTTGCCTAGTTCTTTAATAGCATTGCCGTTAAAGATCTGCCAGTGTGGTAGTTCTCTATCAAAGGCTGCTTCAGTAAAATGCTTACCATCTAAAGCCTCTGCTTGTTGTTCTTTAGTAATACAAGTAATTAACTCATCTACTGGGGCTTCGTTATCTTCACTAGCATAGAGATAGACCGTATGGCCTAACCCTTTCATCATCATACAAAAGCGCCTTACCTTTTCGGTATAAGCGCAGTTGACGTACTCTTTAGTTGTTTGCGTGTGAGGCAGACTGATAACGTGGAATCTCATAAGAGAATCCTACATTCCACCTAGCATTAAAATATCAGGCAACGCTGTAGCGTTTGTACCAGATGCACCAGTTGGACCTGTAGAACCAGTACTTCCTGTTGCACCTACTGGACCAGTCGGACCAGTTACACCCGCAGGACCAGTAGCACCTATCGGTCCAGTCGCTCCATCAGGACCAGTAGCACCAGCAGGGCCAGTGGCACCAGTAACACCAGTAGGTCCAACATTGCCTGTAACTCCTTGCGGTCCCGTTGCACCTACTGGGCCTGTTGCACCAGCAGGTCCTGTAGGACCAATATCTCCTGTGACACCTTGGGGACCTGTCGCTCCAATGGGTCCTGTAGCCCCTGCAGGGCCTGTAGCGCCCGTTACACCTGTCGGTCCAACGTCACCTGTGGCTCCTGTTACGCCTGTGGCCCCTTGTGGGCCAGTCGCTCCTGCAGGTCCTGTCGGACCTGTCGCTCCTGTCGTTCCAGTTGCGCCAACTGGTCCCGTAGGTCCAGTAACTCCCGTGACTCCTGTAGCACCAACAGGTCCTGTTGCACCTGTTGCTCCCGCTGGACCCGTCGAGCCTGTGGGTCCTGTGGCTCCCGTAGTTCCAGTAGGACCAGTGGCACCCGTCGGGCCAGTCGGTCCAGTATCTCCTGTAGCACCTGTTGCTCCTGTCGTACCTGTGACACCTGCTGGTCCTGTAGATCCTGTTGGACCTGTAGCACCGATAGGGCCAGTAGGCCCACCTGGTCCAGTTGGACCTGTTGCACCTACGCCACCCTGTGGACCTTGATCCTGAGAGAGTTCTACACCAACCTGTGGTGTGATGTTTTCAATAACGATAATTGTGGTCAAGTTGTCACCGCTCCTGTCACAATAAATTTACCTTCTAAAATTCTAGTAACTGTTGCACCAGATGTAAGTACTAGGTCATATGAGTAACGACCTGCTGCAATAGCACCTGTAGTTGTTGCACTCAGCGTGACGTTAATACGACCAGTCAATGCAGTAAGGACCATAGCGCCATTGGCTGTGCTTGCTACTACAGTTGTAGTAGATGCACCAACGAATGGGCGTACTGTCATAACTCCTGTATATCCAGTCAAATCCCAAGGAGTTGAGTCGTTTTTAATTTGGAACTGGAAATTAAATGTAGTTGCTTGGTCACAGACCAAGTTATATTTAGCACTCAAGATGACACCGCTCTGAGAGCCTGCGCTGCAGGTAATTGAAAAGTGCCAGCGATGAGGTTACATACGCCATTGTAATCAAGACGATTAGTAGTGGACGTACCCGCAATCGCATTTAGAACTCCTACTGTGTCTGTTAGATTAGTTGTTACTGAACGTTGCGTTGCCCATTGCTTTGCAGCAAGGGCTTCGCCAACCATTGCGCCTGGTGCTCTATAGGTGCCACCATTAGCCAAACGATTAAGTTCATCTAATAACGTTGTGCCGTATTCTCCTAGTGCCACCGTATATCTCCTACTTCTTCTTAGTTCTCTTGACTGCAGCGTTATCTACTAGATTAGGGTATGGTCGCCCTGCTGCTTTGGCTTTTGCCTTTGCCTGTTTCTTTTGCTCTGGCGTTAAAGGTGTTGATTTTTTTTTAGGATTTGGTTTATCCCAGAATGCTGTTTTCTTTTTCATTTGCAACTACAATCCCAAGCACGAAGTGACTTGTTTATTCTTGAGTTCGGATCCTTGGCTGTCTTACTAGAAGTATTCTTTGCCTTCATCCCACACATACGACCACAGAAAGACTTACGTCGTCCTGCAGACTTAGCAGACTTAGCAGCCTCAGCCTTCTTGACTGGAGGCTTGAGGTTCATCCCCTGCGCTTTGGCAGAGGCACGACCCTTTGCGTTGAGGCCACCCTTTGGGTTCTTGCCTTCTGCTCTTTGCCACGCTGGAGACTTAGCCATTACTTCTTCTTGCCCATTTTCTTGTTAGACATCTTTGCCTGAGACAATGCGATAGCAACTGCTTGCTTCTTGCCCTTAACAATTGGACCCTTTTTAGATCCTGAGTTCAGCGTTCCAGCCTTAAACTCTTTCATCACCTTAGCGACTTTAGCCTTCTTCTCAGCCTTGTTCATTACTTAGCCGCCTTGCCCATTGCACCTGTCTGGATTGATTCATATGATGAATACTTTGCTGCGTTTGGGTACTGCTTGTCTGGTGCTGGGTAAGCCATTAGATCTTCTTCCATACCCATATTATCCATCTTGCCGTTTTCTGAATTCTTCATCACTTCTTCTTTCCCATCTTCTTAATGGCTGCCTTCTTAAGCATCTTCTTTTTCATTTCCATCTTTGCATCCATCTTACCTTTTGCTGTGTACGGAAACTTCTTTCCATCTACGTTTGGCATTGTTATCTCCTTAGTTCTTGAAGGTCATTGAGATCCCATCGAAAGCCTTACCAGCCTCGTTGGAAAGTTGGACTGCTGCATCTATATCTTTGCTCTTTGTTGAGCGTGGTTCTATACCTTGACGTGTTGCATCATAGTAAGACTGTAATTCTTTATCGTGCTGCTTAGCAGTAGGTATACCGTTAGTTCGTAAAGATACTTCGTTAACTTGTAGTCCTAGAACCTTGCAACCAAAACAGGTGTCTACTGGATCTGGATGAACTTCCCAATGCTTCATACTATCGGTGTCACATAATCGCCGTAGCCAGCGTTAATAAGAACCTGGGCTTGGTAGTCACTGATCTCGTACTCGTGACCACCGAGGAAGTAGTAACTTGCTGCTGCTAAATCATCTTGGCTAGGAGTCAATGTAAGTGTGACATTAGTTCCATTAACAATCAATGTTTGACCTCGTGCTACATCTGTCATACTAGGAGCGATAGGTCCATCAATAGTTCCACCGATAAAGCGACGACCAGCAAGGCGTGAGTATGGAGTGAACTCGTTATAGTCCGTTCCCCAAGTTTGCCATTGGTACGGAGTTGTTAATGTGTATGCCATATCCAACCTTTCATAAGTGACAGAGGGAGAGTTTCCCCTCCCCCTGCCGTTGCACTAGCGGAATTATCCGTTTGTTGCAGCAGACTCAATGCGATAGAGCGCTGCTTCACGAAGGCGTGCAAAGCCACCGAAGTAGTACCAACCAATTGTACGGAAACGACGGAGTGCGTCAATCTCTGGACCGATAACGGTTGAGATGTCTGCAGCCTGTGCTTCAGCCAATGCTTCACGACCAGCGACGATTGCGCGGTAGTTGTTGGTGAATGTAACAGTACCTGTGTCAGCAACTGATGTAATGTTAGATGCTGTAAGTGCATAGGTAAATGTTGTTGATGTTGTACCTGTGATGGTATATGTGCCGTTAACACCTGTGTTAGTTGTAGCAGCAA